ATCTAGAATAGGAGATATCTTACCAGTAGAAATATAATCTAAAAAATATAATGGTTTAGCACCACATGTGATTATATCATTCACACACATGGCAACTAAATCTTGACCTATAGTTGTATAATCATTTGCAACCGAACAAAGATTAATCTTAGTTCCAACCCCATCAGTGCCAGAAACTAATACTGGTTTTTCATATCCGGGAGGTACTTTCATCATACCATTGAACCCACCAATAGTAGGAACAATCTTTTTAATCTTTTCTACAAAAGCATTTCCTGCCTCAATGTCTACACCGGCAGTTTTATAATCCATCACTTATCACCCAGAGTATAATTCTCCAAAGTATCTTCTTCAGCAACCTTTCTTATATCTAATGGTCTATGTAATTTTTTAAGTGCTTCTACTACCTCAGGAGTTTCTTCCCAAGACCACTCTTCTTCTTTCCCTTTCTTATCTTTTGTAAATGTTTTCTTACTCATACATCTCCATCTACACGATTTTCTGATTTATAAACATCAAATGTTCCTTCTGGATAACGAGCACCCAACTTATCTACATTCATATCCATAATCTCATTAAAGTCTGTATCAAGTGCCATACAAGCTTGTGCCAGATACCAACAAATGTCTCCCATCTCACGCTTTAGATGAAAAACATTCTCTTCAGTATATGGTTTACCTTGAAGGAACATCTTTTTTACAACCTCAGTAAACTCACCTGCTTCTGCACTAAGTCCAAAGGCAGCAGTCAATAGTTGAGATACATTACAGTCATCTTCTAATTCAAGTTTATTTAAACGAGTAAGGAGTGCTGCATAGTCAAGACTTTCAGGACTTGTTGTTTGACGCACAAAGTCAACATACTTATTAGAATCAATTTGATTTGTCATTAAAATTTAAATCCGTCGAATGATTTTTTTGGTTTCTTTTCATCATTATTATACTCTTCTTCTTGTCCGCTGTCAACAATATCTTCTTGTGCTGACTGCTCACAATCATACAATCTCATCTTCGCACGATCAATACCAACCATAAATCTTTTAAAAATTGTAGGATCATTATAACGATTCTTCAATTGTTTTACCATTATCTGGTTCAATCCCTCTAAGTCATCCGTAGAAATAAGGGCGAACATAAGATCAGCAGTAGCAGGGAGTCCAAATGATTCACTGGTGTCAGTAAGTTCAACATCGCTACTACCAAAACCACTCCTAGTAGTCTGAGTGGCAGATACGATTGGAAGGTTTGCTTCAACGGCAAGTCCGCGAAGTTCTTCTGCAATTGCTTTAATGTAAGAGTAGGAGTTGACTGTTGAGTTTCCACGGTATCTAGAAGAGGCACAAATATTTAAGTAATCTATGAATATTATATCAGGTCTGAAGGATTTTTTCAAGGCTAGTTCTTGAAGTAATGCTTTGAAATGTCCAGAATGAGCAGATGCAGTTGGGTATTCTTTAATGATTAAAGTTCCCTGTGTTTTCTTAGCAAGGTTTATTACCTTCTTATCAAACATCTGCTTGGGAAGATCTACTATATCCTGTATTGGGACATTAAGAAGATTAGCATCGATCCTCTCCGCAATCTTTTCCTCTGCCATTTCGAGAGTGATGTAGAGGACGTTTTTTCCCTGGAGCAAAGCACTGCTTGCCACATGGCACATGAATAAAGACTTTCCAACCCCTGTGCCAGCAAGAGCAATGTTGAGAGTCTTATTCGGTAAACCGCCTTTCGTAATTTTGTTGAAGTATTCAAGATCAAATTCAATTTTGTCTTCCTTCCTGTGGTAAGACTCATAACGTTCCTCATAATCTGTTAAGTAATCGTGCCCGATATGAGTGTCAAAAGATACTGCAAGAGCATCGGATAATATGCTAGGTATTGCATCTCTTCCTTTAGACTCATCTGCTTTTCCATCAGCTAATTGAATAGACTCCATCAATGCTATGTATATGGCACGATCTCTACACCACTTCTCAGTAGTATCAACTAACCAATTAAACTCAGTAGGTTCATCATCCAAACCACCAATTATCTGAGTGATTTCTTTAAAGGAAGTATCATTAATATCATTACGTTTCTCTGTTTCAATACACAATACTTCCTTTGTGGCAGGTTCATTATACTCCTCCACAAACTTTGTTATCTCATCAAAAATAACCTTCTGATTGAAATCTTCAAAATACTCACTCTTAATAAAGGGTATAACCTTACGGACATACTCTTCATTATGAATAAGATTTCGTAGAATTAAAAACTCAACTTTGTCCATCAATAAAATTAATAAATTTACCCGTAACTAAATTCTTTTTGTGCAATCTCATCAAGAGCTTGCATTACCTCTGGTGTGAAATATGTTTCTGGATCTTTGTAGATTGCTTTGGCATATACTTTCTTGCCGTTAATCTCATAACGACCTGCTACATTTTTCCAAAGTCCGCCAATCTCACCGAGTTCAAGAAGACCATAATATCTATCAAGACCACGAGCATCATAATACAAACGTATCTCAACCTGCTTATTCTCCTTGCTTAACCGCGATTTATGAGTCTTTGCTTTGATAATATTTCCAATGACTTCTGTTCCATCCTTTTCCTTTTTCTTTCCGAGATAAATGATTGTACTTGCTGCGTACTTGAGGCCAGAACCTCCCCCCATTTCTTTTGTAGGGACATAAGAACCAATGACATCGTAGGTATGATTTGTTACTATTAGTGGAATGTTTGCTTGACCAAGTTTAAGAGTAAGCATCCTAAATGCTCCCTTCACAAGTTGAGATTTGGTCATATCTCTAACCTGTTTCTCATTCAACGCATCGGTTATTTCCTTTTCCGTTGATAACATTCCTAATGAGTCTAACACAAACATACAAGGTTTGCGATCCTCTTCGGACATTTGTAAATATTTATCAACTGCCTTAAGTGCCTTCTGCCTAAACTCCTCAATAGTCACTACATTAATAACTACCAAACGACTAGTATCAATATTACGACTATCTAAAAGTGTCCTAGTAATGCTATTCTCAGTGTCAAAATAGAGTACATAAGCATCGGGGTTAGTATCAAGAAAGTTCTTAACCACGGCGAGAGAGAAGAAAGTTTTTCCAGTGCTGCTTTCTCCAGCAATGGCAGTAATCTTATTAGAAGACACACCCCCAAATATACTGCCTGAACACAACCCATTAAAGATATAGCTTCCTGTATCCACGAATTGTTCGACCTCAGTAATCTCAGACGCCAGTTTCGTAAAATCATCTCCAATTTCTTTAACAATGTCGGCTAAAAAATCCATTAAATTACCATCCCATATTGTTCACGTAAAATTTTCTTATAAGGTCCATCTGGATTTTCATCCCTAACCTCTTTAATAGTTTTCATTTTTTGATATAGTGCAGCATCACCTCCAAGACGCATTGCACTCACTAATGTTGCTAATTCTTTGTCGTTAATAGGTAAATCCATTAGGCAAAAAATGATTCCAGGTTTACAGTTTTTTCTACATTCCAACCAATCGCTTCTAAAATAGTTTTGAGTGGTTCTAAGAAGGCTTTTTCAAATTGTAAGTCATAATCAATATATTTGTCAAGACCAATTTCATGTGGAAAATCCTGAATGAAAGAAATAATATTCTCACGAATAATATTTGGTTTCTTTAAATAACAGAATTTAATTTTATCACCATTCTGAATGAAAGAATACTTATTAGTCAACTTATGTTGTTTAACGTAATGATTATATAACAAAGCGCCCCGTATATGTATAGGAGTTCCTTTGGCATATATTGTGGAATGTGCCCGATACTTAACGACATCAGATGCAGAACGTGGGAATGATATTTCTTCTGGTGGGAGAGTTCTAAACTTCTTTCTAGAATCCTCAATAAACATCTGAACATCCTGTTCCGATCCACTCATAATAAGTTTAAGAGCATCCTTAATCATCTGACGACAAGGAGCAGGTGTAGAGGATTTAACTGCCTCAATACCCATAATCTTTAACTTAGGTTCTTCATATCTTACACCTTCACTGTCCCATACGTTAAGAATATATCGCTTCTTCGCAGTCCAGATACCACGATCAGCAATATTCTCACGCTTCATTTGCATTTTTTGGTCGTAGGC